GTTCTGCTTGCCAACACTGCAAGCGACGGACCTGACCAGCGGCGGCGAGCCGCTGACGATCGAGCGCGTTGTCTACGATCCGAAAAAGAAGTGACGCGCACGCGCATCCCGACGATCGCCCCGCGCAGTTATCAACTGCCGACGCTCAAGTATTTCGATGATGACAAGCCGGGCAAGCGCGCGGTCGAGTGCTGGGCGCGCCGGCTCGGCAAAGACCTGACCTACATGAATGTAGCCTGCATGAAGGCGCACGACCGCAAGGGTCTGTACCTGCACATGCTGCCCGAGTTCGCGCACGCACGGCGCGCGATATGGGACGGCTTCACCAACGAGGGCGATCGCCTGATCGACGTGGCGTTCCCGCAGTCGATCCGCGCCAGCACCAACGAGCAGGAGATGAAGATCGAACTGCGCTGCGGCGCAGCGTGGCAGCTTGGCGGCTCTGACCAGTACAACCGCTGGCTGTCATCCAACCCTGTTGGCGTTGTCTACAGCGAGTTCGCAGTGGCGCAGCCCAAGGGCTGGGAACTGATCCGACCGATCCTGAAGATGAACGGCGGCTGGGCTGCGTTCATCAGCACCCCGCGCGGCTACAATCATTTCTACCAGATGCTGGAGTTGGCCAAGCGCGAGCAGGGCTGGCACTGGTCGCATCGCAACGCTATCGAGGTCGGCCTGATGACCAAGGCCGACGTGGCCGAGGAGATACGGCTCGGCATGCCCGAGGAACTGGCGCGGCAGGAGTACCTGTGCGACTTCAGCGCTGCGAACGTCGGCGCGATCCTTGGCCGCTACATCGAGGCCGCCGACAAAGCTGGCCGGCTGGTCAACGAGTCGCTGTACGACCCGGACGCTGGCGGCATCGTTGTCAGCAGCGACATCGGCTTCCGCGACACCGCCGCGTTCTGGTTCTGGCAGCCAGTGCCGCGCGGCTTCCACCTGATCGACTACGTTGAGGACAACGGCATGGACGCCGAGGAGTGGATCGACCGGCTGCGGGCGCTGCCGCACAAGATCGACGTGCTGTACCTGCCACACGACGCCAAAGTTAAGACGTTCCAATCGCGGCATAGCGTGGTCGAGCAGTTCCTGTCGTCGGGGCTCGCGCGCGAAGTGCGGATGGTGCCGCAGACCAAGGTGCAGGACCGCATCAACGCCGCGCGCTCGGTGCTGCCGCGCTGCAAGTTTGAGGCTGCACCGTGCGCGCAGGGCCTGATCGCGTTGCGCGAGTGGGCGTTCAAGTGGGACGACGACCGGCGCACCTACAGCCGCGAGCCGGACCACAACTGGGCGTCGCACGGTGCCGATGCGTTCACCTACGGCGCACAGATGCTGGTCGAGCACGTGCCAGCAGCGCCGGCAGCCCCGCAGCCGCTGGTCGCAGCGGCGTCGTTTACTTTGGATCAGCTACATGCTGATAATGCGCCGCTACGGAGGCGACTCGCATGAATGAAGCCAGCCTGACCAGCATGAAGGACTTTGAGGACACCCCGCAGGGGTGGCAGCAATACTGGCTGGCCGAGTTGGCTGCGGGCAAGAAAAGCACCGACAAGTTCGCCAAGCACGGCGACAGGATCACCAAGATTTATCTCGACGAGCGCGGCGGCGACATGCAGGCCATGGTCGGCGGCGCACGGCTCAACCTGTTCACGGCCAACGTCAACACGATGCGCGCCATGCTGTTCGGCAACGTGCCCCGGGTCGAGGTCAGCCGGCGCTACGAGGATGCCAACGACGATGCCGCGCGCGTCGCTGCCGAGATGCTGGAGCGCCTGCTGAACGCCGACATCGGCAAGCAGTTCAGCTTCGCCATCGGTTCAGCGCTCGACGATAAGCTGCTGGTCGGGCTGGGCATGAGCAAGGTGCGCTACACCGCGAACTTCCAGTCGATCCAGCACGACGCGATCATGGACCCGCTGACTGGCGCGGAGCAGGCCCCGGCCTACGAGGAGCAGAAAAAGACCTTTGAGGCTGCGCCTGTTGACTACGTGAACTGGCGTGACGTGATGTGGTCGCCGGCCCGCACGTGGGACGAGGTACGCTGGATCGGCTTCAAGAACTACATGACCCGCGACCAGTTGGTGCAGCGCTTCGGTGAGACGATCGGCAACGCCGTGCCGCTGGGCACGTCCCGGCGCAGCATCACCAAGGGCGGCATCAAGAACGACCCATGGCAGCGCGGCGAAGTGTGGGAGGTCTGGTGCCTTGAGTACAAGACCGTCTACTGGATCGTCGAAGGCATGGACGTGATCTGCGACAAGCAGGAGGACCCGCTACAGATCGAGGGCTTTTTCCCCTGCCCGCAGCCGATGGTTTCCAACCTGACTACCGGCAACTTCATGCCGCGCGCCGACTACGTTCTGTCGCAGGACCAGTACGAGGAAGTGAACGACGTAACTTCCCGCATCATGCTGCTGGAAAAAGCGATCAAGGTTGTCGGCGTCTACGACAAGAGCGCGGTCGGTGTGCAGCGCATGCTCAGCGAGGCGATGCAGAACGAACTGATCCCGGTCGATAACTGGGCGATGTTCGCGGAGAAGGGCGGGCTCAAGGGCCAGACCGACTGGCTGCCGCTGGATCAGGTGGTGGGCGCGCTCAACACGCTGCGCGAGTACCGGGCAGAACTGATTACGCTGCTGTTCCAGTCCTCAGGTATGTCCGACATCCTGCGCGGGGCCACGGTGCAGGGCGAGACGGCCACGGCGCAGTCGATCAAGGCCAAGTTCGCCAGCGTGCGCGTGCAGTACGCGCAGGATGAGTTCGCGCGCTTCGCCACCGACCTACAGAAGCTGCGCGCGCAGGTGATGATCAAGCACTTCGACGATGCGACGCTGGTGCAGGCTGCCAACATGCAGAACACGCCCGACGCGCAGCACCTGCCGCAAGCGCTGGAGTTGCTGCGCTCGCAGTTCGCGGTGTTCCGCGTGGCGATCAAGTCGGAAACGCTGGCGGCGCAGGACATGGCGGCGATCCGGCAGGAAAAGACCGAGTTCATCCAAGGGCTGGCGACCTTCCTGCAAGCCGCGCAGCCGATGATAGACAAGTACCCGGCAACTGCACCGACGCTGCTGGAGATGCTGAAGTGGACCATGAGCGGCTTCAAGGGCGCGTCGCAGATCGAGGGCGTGCTCGATCAGGCGATCGCCGGCTTGCAGCAGAACCCGCCGCAGCCGCAGCCCAATCCCGCCGAGGCGAAAGCCAAGGAAGCGCAGGCCAAGGAAGCGGCCAAGTTGCAGAGCGACCAGCAGCGCACGCAGATGGACACGGCGGCCTACGGTGCCAAGAAAAAGATGGACGTACAGGCCGAGGCGCAGGTCACGCAGATACAGACGCAGGGCAAGATCAGGGAGCAGGCCGCGCAGCAACTGTTCAGCACCGCGTCCGAGATGCGGCAGATGGATGTCGGGCCGCCAGTCAAGAGGCCGCCACAATGACCCGCAAGTTTGCCAAGAACAACATCGTGGGCGATCGCGCCTACGAAGGACTGCGCGCCAGCGACGGCACCGACATTGGTTCGCGCAAGAAGCACCGCGACTACATGAAGCGCACCGGGCTGACCACGGCTGACGACTTCAAGCAGACGTGGGCCAAGAAGGCCGAGGAGCGCGAGCGCGGCATCTTCCAGAACCCGACCCAACAGCGTGAACGCATCGAGGCACTGAAGCATGCCATCGAACAACACCGACGCCTTAACCGCTGAACGCATCCGTGCGCTGCGCGATCGTGCGGCGTCCATGCAGGAGTTCGGCAGCGATGTCTACCGCAACCTGAGTGGGCTACCTGAAGCCGCAGTATCGTTCGGCACCGGGCTGGCTGACATGGCCGGCACCGGGCTCGGTGTCGGTGCAGGCATGCTGGCGCAGGCGCTGCGTGGTGGTAAGCCTGACGTGGATGCGGCGAGCGAGATTGCCACGCAGGGCCGCTTCACGCATGCACCGAAAGGCCAAGGCGCGCAGGAAGTGCTGGGCGCTATCGGTCGGGGCATGGAGCCTGTCGATCGTGCGTTCCGCGAAACTGCCGAGGACTTCGGGCGCGAGGCGTCGCATGCAGTGCGCCCAGCCACTGAACTGCTGGGCCTGCCCGATCCGCAGGGCGTCATCGAGGCGGGCACTTACGCTGGGCTGAACGTGCTCGACCCCGAGATGGCAGCCCCGGGCGCGGCAGCGACTGCGGGCCTGCGTGGTGCGTCACGGGTGGCACGCAGCGCGCCGTCCGCGCCTGTGTCGAGCGCCAACAAGCAGGCGGGCGCGTGGGCCCCGGGCGACATCGAGGACGTGCCCGGTGAGTTCGCGTTCACCAGCACGCTCAAGAACGCCATCGACAACCTGAAGCCGGGCGAACAGAAGGGGCGCGGCAAGGCGATCCTGCAAGCACTGCGCAATCGCGGTGCCAGCAAGGAGGAGTTGCGCTGGTCCGGGCTGGAGGACGTGCTGCAACGCGATACGCCGGTCACGCAGGCTGAACTGTACGAGTACAACAACGCCTACGGTGTGCAGGTCAAGCCCAACCGGCTCGGTGCCGAGCCCGAAGGTGCGCTCAAGACGGAGGAGCCAGCGGTCCCCGATTTCGACGCTGATGAGTTCGCTGACGAAATCGACGAGCGCGCCAACGAACTGTACGAGTACCCGGAGCGCTACACACTGACGCAGCACGGCGACGCTGTTGAAACCTTTGACAATCAGCGCGATGCCGAGCGTTACGTCGAGCAGATGGTCAGCGACGAGACGGACTATTACTACGACAACATCGAGGAGCACTTCACTGCCGAGGAACTGGCCGAGATGACCGAGCGGCAGAAGCAAGCGTGGGCCGAGCAGCAGGCACAGGATTCGGTCGATGAGTCAGTGTCGCTCAGCGATGCTGAGTACGACTACGACGCCGAGCCCACCAACTACGGCGAGGCGCGTGATCAAGCGCTGGCCGAGATTTATGAGCGCGAGACGGGCGTGGAGATGGATGACCCGCGCCGGCGCACCGGCAACCCCGAGGTCAAGTGGAAGCAGTACACGCAGCCCGAGGGCGAGCGCTATCGCGCGGTGCAGACGCAGTTGCTGCGCGAGGGGCGCTACGGGCGCGGTGTCAAGGACACGGCTGGAAGCGTCGAGGAAGCGCTGGGCGAAACGAAGGCTTCACCGTTCCAGCAGGCTACCATCGAACAACTACGCCGGCACGAAGATGCCAAGGTGCGCGCCGCCACCCAGCCATTCAAGTACACCACGCATTGGGACCAGCCCGACGTGCTCGGCTATTCGCGCGTGAAGGATCGCCCGGCACCGTATGACCCGGGGCAGCCCGGCGGCATGACGTTCATCGAGGAAACGCAGAGCGACTGGCAGCAGGGTGCACGCCGGCAGGGGATGCAGGACCCGGAAAAGGTAGAGCCGGTCGATACCGCGCGCTTTGAGAGGATGCAGGCCGCGTTGACTCCGTTGGTGCAGCCGCTACGCGAACATGCCGAGGCAGCAACAGCGCACTACGCTGCCACCGAGCAGATGAACAACGTGGAGTCGATGCAGACTTACTTGGATGACTTAAACCGGGCTGTTGAAGCAGGCAACCTAGATGGGATAGCGGAAGCCGGCCAGTATATTGCTGACAATCTGTACTTCGCCAACAACGGCACCCCACTGGAAGCCTTTGGTAGTGCTACGCGCGATGCGCTGTCTACCATCCGCTACGAGAACCGCCCGCCGACGCAGCGCAAGCAGGGAGTGCCGGCGGCACCGTTCGTCGGCAAGAATCAGTCCGACACCGCCGCCGAGTTGCAACTGAAGCAGCAGATCATGGACGCAGTGCGTCAAGGCAAGCAGTTCGTCGGCTGGACCCCGGGCCACATGCAGGCCCCGGGCCAGTGGGGCACCGAGTCGATGTCGTGGTGGACGCCGAAGGATGCGCCCGACCAGCGCGCGATCTACTCGCTCGGTCATCGAAAGAACGAACTGCGCGGCGAGGATTGGAAAGCGGAAGTGGCGGCACTGCGGCAGCAGGAGGACTTGGCAAGGCAGCCAGCGGAAGCCGCGAGCGACGTGCCGGTGGATGATGCTGATCTGGTGCGGCGCGCGACCACGACGGTCGCTGAGCAGTTTGACCCCAACGCGCCCGACGCTGAGGCGAACCTGCGTCGGATCGTGGGGCAGAGCCTGTCGATGGAAGCGGACCAGTACCCGGACAGTGGTGCGTTCATCAACGCGCGCACCGCGAAGCTGCTGGAGCAACTGCGCACGCAGCCCGAGGGCACCTACCGTCCGCGTGAGCACGGCATGTCGGCGTTCTACGACGAGATGGTGCCGAGCGTGATGGCACGCATCCTGCGCGACGCAAAATCGACCGGCAGCGGCAAGGGCGTGCAGAAAAATCTGCCTGCGGAAGTCGGCCACGGCGTGGTGCGCGTGACGGACGGTGACAAGACGCACTTGCGGTCGTTCCCGG